CGCCAAATTATCGCTCAAGAAATTCGTCGATGCCGGTTATACGGTCGAGCGTTTCTTCCAAGAGAATGCTGTCGAGCTCGGCGACATGAGCGATTATGACTTATCCGAATTTGAGAAAAAGGAGTAAAAGGCTATGACCGACTTATCTCGTAATGCACCGCTTCGGGTCTTGGGTGAGCTCAAAACTGAGAAATTCACCCTCGATACCTCCGCGGCTCAGCACCCCTATAAGGGGAGCCCAATGATTATCGACCAAACCGGCGACACCTTAAATGTCGTGGCTTATGTCGGTGCCACAGTCGTCGCCGCAGACGATGTTTTTGTCGGTACTGCGATGGAAGAAAAAGAGGTCGCCCTCGGTGATGCTGAGACGACTGAAATTATCTGCGCGGTGGGTCCAACGATCATGGGATTCAAAAGCACTGTATTCGACAATGCCGACTTAGGCAAAACCGTTTACATGAGCGACTCAGGGACTCTCTCTGAGACCGCCGCTGATAATCCTCAGATCGGTAAACTTCACTATGTCGCTGACGGATACGCATTTGTTGAGCTTTCAGCTCCTCAGATTTGCGCCGGAGCGTAGGAGGAAAATATGATCTCAACTAATATCCCTAATCACTTGATCGTCGGCGCACGCACTGGTTTTCTTGCGTCCCTTCCAACCATCAAAATGAATTATCAGCGAATCGCGGCAGTCGTCCCAATGAAAACCGCCGAAATGACTTTGACCGATATCGGAGCCTCTCCGATGCCAGTCGAAAGTAAAGGCCGCACCCAGGCTCAGGAATTTATCGAAAAGAGCAAAGGCCTTCATGCTCGCGGTTGGGAGATCACAGTCCATATTTCTCAAGACGCGGTCGACGACGATCTAACCGGAGACCTTGACCGGAAAGTCCGCTCGGCTGGTGATAACTTCCAGCGTTGGCTGAATAATCGTTGTTTCAAGGCCATAAATGACGGAGATTCCCTGACCTCAGCTTTTGGCCTCTGCTATGACGAAAAGGCTTTTTATTCAGCCTCTCATGTCGATGATGGAGCGCAATATCAGACCGATCAGGATAATGTCTCAGGGCTGGCCTTGAGCATTGATAATTTTGAGACCGTGAAAGTGGCCTCAAAGAAATTCGTGGACGATCAGGGCGAGGAAGTCGATTACGACTATAACCTCTTGATCGTTCCTCCTGAGCTTGAGCGCACCGCCGTACAGATTTGCAAAAACGCGAGAGCCTACGATACCCCCAATGCAGAAATGAATCCTTTTGAGGGAACAGGGTACATCGTTTCCCCGAAACTCGATTCAACGGCATGGATTCTCGTCGCTGAAAATCAATCAGCGAAACCGATTATTATCGGCGAGCGCAAGGCTCCTCACCTTCAACACGCTTGGTTTGACCCTCAGGGTCCAGAAGGCGGGATGTATTACTTCAAGTTTTACGCCCGTTATGATATTGTCTATGGTGATTGGCGTCTAGCCCACATGGGCAATTCCTAAGATTGGGAGGGAATCATGCCTCTTGTCGGTGATCTAATCAAAACTGCCTTACCCCTCCCTGATGGGAAGTACGGAAATATCTTCGTACTCGACCCCACCAATGGAGACGATGCGAACCCTGGCGACACTTTCGAGAAACCATTCAAGACCTTGACTAAGGCTTACGCCGCATGTGTCGACGGTCAGAATGATGTGATCGTTTATGTACCAGGCTCAAGCGCGCTCACCCTCTCAGCCGCTTTGGATTGGACGAAATCTTACACTCACTTCGTAGGACTCTGCGCTCCAACAAGAACGGCTCCGAGATGCCGGATCTTCCAGCTCTCGACTTTGACCGGAGCCTCCCCTCTCCTGACTATCTCAGGGAGTGGGAATATCCTCAAGAATCTTTACGTTTTTCAGGGAGTGGCTGATGCTACCTCTTTGGTCAATGTGAAGGTGACCGGAGGCCGGAATTACTTTGAGAATGTTCACTTCGCTGGTGGCGGTCACGCGACTCAAGCCATCGACGGAGGAGCCTCTCTCATGCTCGACGGAGCTGAGGAAAATACTTTCGTCAATTGCACGATGGGGGTCGATACTATCGACGCAGGTGACGGAATGGTCGGAATCCTCTTTGACTCAGAGGCACACCGCAATTTATTCGTGAATTGTGTCGTAAGAATTAGAGCCGGAAACGCTGGCGCGGCCTTCGCTGAAATTGCCGACGCGACCGGAATCGACCGCGACAACATTTTCGATAATTGCGTGTTCCTGAATAACTCAGCAACCTCATTGACCTCAGGTTTTGTAATCCCCGCAGGAATGGGAGCACCGCGTAAGCTATTGCTCAAGGACTGCATGATTTTGGGAACAACGAAACTCGATGCCAATGATCGGGGAGTCCTCTACGGTAATATGAACGCCGTTACCGGAGCCGACTTAAGCGGAGTTGCTGTTCAGATGGTAAGCTAAAATCTGAACGAGAGATCAATCTCAAAACGAGGCGGTGGCCTGAGCCTCGCCTCGTTTTCTTAGAAAGGAATAAATCAATGTTACAAGCGAGAGTAATTTCTAGTTATCGTTGGCCATCAGTCAAGGCTTTTTCAGGTTTTGAGTACATCAAAACTGAATTTCGGCGCGTCCCTGTCGGATTCGAGGAACAAGCGAAAGCTCACCCCTTCCTTGAGACCGAGGAATATAAACCGGAAGAGCCCAAACCTGAGAAAAAGAAAAGCTCAGGAGCGAAGAAATCCTCAGCCGATCAAAAACCCACAGAGCCAAAGACCGATAAAAAGGTCAAGACCCCTGAGGAAAAAATCGCATTCGCTGAACGTATGAAAGCGGCCAAAGCGAAAAAAGCGGCTGAGACTCAGCCAGCTCCTCCTCAGGCTCCTCAGGCTCCTCAAGCTCCTCAAGCTCCTCAGGAATAGGAGGGATTTATGGTGAACTTAGTCGGACCATACAACACAGGGAAGGCCGTCGGAGTCGACGGAGCCGCGACCATAAACATCGATATCAAGAGACTGACTGGCTGTGTGCGTGGGGTCGGAGTGAAATATAACGGCGATAAGCCAGCAACAGCCGACCTCATTATCAAGGGAAAAGGGACGACCTCCCTGACCAAGCCCATCCTGACCGTGACCAACGGAAATACAGACTCTTGGTTTTTCCCTCATGAGGTAATCGACGGAGTCGATGGAGCCGCAGTCGCGGGAACTTATACTCCTGTTTATATCGATGATGTCGTGAATATCGAGCTCAAGGAATCCAACACAGACGATACCGTCGATGTTTGGTTCCTATTGGAGAATTAATATGACCGTAGGAACGCGATCTTATGGAAGTGCTGAGGAAGTCGCCGCCCTGACTCGTCGTTTCACTGCGAACGGGTCTTATACGACTTCGACAATCCCCACCCTCACCCAGGTCGAGAGTTTTATCGACACCGTGAGCGCATGGATAAATAACTCCCTCGCTCGAAACGGATTCGCTGTTCCTGTGACTCAGGCCGACGTAAAACTTATCCTCGCGGGGATGGCAGTCGAGGCCGTTGGTGATCTCGTCCAGGCCGCGAATTCAGCAGGTCGATTCTTTACTGAGAAAGCACTTGAGAGAGGGCTTGAGCCTTATCGTACTCTCAGGAGAGAAATCTCAGATTCAATCGATCAACAGGCCGCAGGATTCGAGGCCTTAGGAGCCCAAAGAGCTGAGGGAAAACTTGGCCAGATCGCTTTTCGTGACTCAGACGAGGACGGAAATAAGGTCGAGCCTCTCTTCCAAAGGAAGGGGTTCGGAGGTTCCAATCGTGGCTTAGGCGTAGGCTCAAATGAGGATTAGCATCAAGGTTCGTGGAGGAGCTCTCGTCAGACAAGGGCTCGAAAATATCCACCTTGAGACTCCTCAGGTCGGTCGGCGCAGGGTGAGAACGGTTTTGAATCGTATCGTTCGACGAATGCAGGAATATCCTGAGGAGCGCCCAGGCTCTACATACCACAGAACCGGAAATCTCTTCTATCATTGGAAAATCGAGCCACTCTCCAAAATAGGGTATTCGATCTCCAACACAGCCACAAGGAAGGGAAGAGCTTATCCTCAATACGTCGTAGGAGACGCATACGGAATCTCTCAAGCATGGATGCACAAAGGGCGATGGCCTTTATTCAGAGATGTGACTGAGGAAGAGCTTTTGGCTCTTCCTCAAGAAATCCTCGACGATCTCATGTTAGTGGCTCGTCGAGAGGAGTTTAAGACAAATGAGTTATGACACCATAAAAACCAAGTGCTTGAGTATCGCTAAGGAAACGAATTCATTCAAGGATTCTTATTCTGCGGCGACTTTGTCTTTTGACTCAGCTACAAAGAAAATTCTCGATAGCGCGAACGGACTCGCTTTTTTGGTCAAGGACGACAAAATCGAGATCACAGGCTCAGTCTCGAATAATAAGCCCTTTACTGTGATCACAGGAGCTCAGGCTGGTTATTGCGTCGTTTCTGAGGCAGTGATCACGGAGCCAGCAGGAGCGACTGTTTTGATCTCGGCTCCTGTTCATGTGAAATATGGCAAATATCTCATGGACTCAGGAATCGGAAATTTCTTGACCTTTGTCCCCGGCGAAGTTGGGGAGCCAACCGTCCAGGCTCGTTCCTCGATTAGAACTTGGGATTTATACGGCGACCTCTTTATAAAATTTGATGGAACTGAGGATGAAGTTTGGGAAGAGTTTTCGACCGTTCGCTCTGAGCTTATTGATCGTTTTGAAAAATACCCGATGCTCAACAACTCCTCTGGAATCTTGAAAATCAGGGTATCATGCCCGAATAGACCGGAGGGAGTTTTTGACAAAAGCAATAACGGCCCGTATTGGTTTACTCAGGAGATGAAATTCTCTATAACCGAGAGAGCCGCACTTTCAGGAGGAGATTTCTCATGAAACAAACTGTCGTCTTAACCTATGTTGGAAACGGTGGTCACATCATTGGATGGCCGGCGCGTGATCTTACAAGCTCAGATATTGAGCGACTGTCGAGGGAAGGGACTACGACTGACCAGCTTTTACAGTCGAAGCTCTACGAATATCCTCCCATCCCTGCCAAATCAAAACAAGCCGATGAAATCGGCAAGGAGTAAAAAATGGAAGGTATCAAGGACTTACGTCTTATTCAGATTGGAGCTGAGCTCAAGAACGGAGGAGCTCCTGGAACTGCTGTCGCGTGTGAGGCTCCGTGGAGGGGTGAGGGAACCTTTCAGGATGAATCCCCTGTCGAATTCATTAAGGAACAGGTTCAAAACCTGTTAGGAACCGACCGCTCCAAAATCATGTATTATCTTGGGACTCTGTCTCTGTCTCAGACTCCTATGACCGCCGAGCAACTTCCATGGATTTTGAGATCAGCGATCAGGGCAGTTGAAAAAGGCGTTCAGGATGGAGCTGGCTCTGATTATCTCTATAATTACATCATCCCAATGAATCCGGCCTCCCTCTTCAAAACAGGCACGACCCTGGCGTTTGTGTCGGCCACAAAAAAGATCACAGACTCAGGAAACGGCCTCGCCTTCGTGAAAACTGGTGACTTGATAAAAGTCTCAGGAGCCGTCACCGCAGGTAATAACGGATATTTTCTCGTTGCTACCGGCAACGTCGCTGGTGAGATCGTAGTCACCGAGTCTCTGACTGATGGGCTTGCAGGAGCTACTGTCACGATTGAAGTCGTTCAACAGGCTCTCACCTTCCGGGGAGGGGATAACTCCTCAGCCTCAAAAGGTTCCTATGGATATTGTAAAGACTTCACAATCGAAGGCAAGGGAGCTGGCGACACCGACGCTATCATGATGTCGGGCAATTTTGAGGTAAGGCGTTGGATTGTGGACGCTTTTACTGCCGGACTCTCAATTCCTGCCGTATCTGAATTCTCATTCGCCGAGTCTCAGCTCTTCATCGATGCGGTAGGCGGAACCTTAGGCGCGACTGATTTTGGAGTTTTTACCGACTTCAATTTCAAATATAATACCGGCATCAAAAAGAGATACGGAGCCAATAACTCCAAAAATTATGACTCGGCTCTCCTGAGGTCTGGACCCGAAATCGTGTTGACTGTTGGGATGCCGTGGGACACCAAAGCTCAGGCTGAGGTCGCTTATAAAGAGGCTCAAACAGCTCGACAG